CGTCGAGCAGGCTGCTGTCATCATCCGGCAGTTCGGTGGCGTCCATGTCGGCAACGAGCTTGGGCAGGTTGTCGATCTTCTTGCTGATCTTTACGCGGTCCCACTTGTCCGCGCCTTTGAAGCCGAGTGAAACAAACAGGGAAACAACAGCGTCCCTGCTAACAGAGAGGGAATTTTCAGCGGTCATGTTTTGGTCTCCAAAAAAAGGGGTTTAGCTGTTCTCTGTGGCACTTGCCACTCATTGCACGGTGTATTATACGATTGCCGCTCGGCAAAGCAACTCACTTTTTTGTGATTTTTTTGCGTTTTTGTCTCTCCCTGGCGGCATCGCGCGCCTCGTTTGCCCGGTCAGCCCACCGGGTATTTTTAGCTACAGCCCATATCTCCTCAGGGCTGCGGCAGTCACTAATCATGTCGTCGAGAAAGTCTTCGAATGTTCGAGTTTCTGTGCTGCTCATGTGTCCCTTCTTTCACGTTTTGAACCTGTTACCACAATCTAAACAGACCCACCATGTAGCCTTAGCTTCATCCTTGCCAAGGAGGCCAGCCAGAAGCCCAAGTGGCCCAAGAAACAACAGTGCGGCCAAGCCTAAACCAACGCTGTACCCATACTTTTCAACTTCTATGGGCTTGACGTTTGTTGACTTGCATCTCCTTTTCGGGCATTTAATTGGTTCTTTTTCTTTCTTCCTAAAGCAGCTAAGGTCTAGGCGAAAGGATTTCATTGCTGTATCTCCCTAAATGACGCCAACTGCATTAAAGTAGTTGTGGTAGTGATAGGCAATCAGGCAGATCCCGAAAAACCTACCAGCAACTCACCACGGCAGGATTAGCCAAAGCAAGGCATCCAGCAACGTGTACACACTTTGTTTCACTGTAGGCACCATCTCGCCGCACCACCCAGTTGAGTCGAGTGATGCCTAGATCCTTCTCTTCGATAGTCTGGTTGAGGCCCACCATTCCGGTCACATGTGCAAGCTTGCGTTTGTCTTCGCTGAAGTTGCTACGGGTGATAATATTCTTGCGGTAGGCATCAGCATCAGACTGGGTTGCTGTAACCACAAGGCAGTGAAGGCTTTGGCTCAGTGCCCGCATCTGTTTCCAAGTTTCGTTGATTTGGTGCCGTATGTCAATCCTGTTGTTGTCACTGGCCAAAATATCAGCATAGTCAATAACCACAACATCTGGCACCCAGCCTTCCCGTTCCCAGCCTGCCAAGATACCTTTGATGCCACTTATGCTGATGCTGCTGTTGGGGTGGCATGATAGTTTCCAAAGCGTGCTATTTGTCTTCAGCTTGGTGATTAGTTCTTGGCACGCCTTGTTGGCACGCCTCCAGCTAAGTGGGGCAGAAAATACCTTTTCCTTATACTCTACTTCGGCCGTCCAACTTCCCTTTTGCCTGGAGATCATTACCGGGTAGTTAGCTGTGCATGGGACTAGTGGGTGCTTTGATACCCGACACATAAGCCGACGCATAACCTGAGCTTGGCTCAAATCGCCACACTCAAAGAAAGCTACCCTGCGTCGTGCTAGCAAAGCACGGTAAGCTATTTCCGCAAGCCAATAGCTCTTGCCACGTTTGTCCGGCCCCATGATGCCAATAAAGCCGTCCCGTTCTAGGGTCGTACCAAAGAACTCACCTAGGGCACCTGGGAACGTAACTAGTGCTTCGCTTTTGGCCTCGAACGCTTCGCGAATAGCTTCAGTGTCATTTAACACGTCCACACCGGCCCCAACACCAAGCTCAACTTTGTTCCAGCTAGCCACTCGTTCTATTGCTTTGGTAAGATTACCAGAGGCTATGTCGGACTGAATGGCCTCAGCTAGTGCCTCCATCTGCACGGTGTTGAAGTGACGGCCAGCAAGGTCGATCAAGTACTCAGCGTTCAGATCCCCGGCAGCTTCGTACTCATCCGACAGCGTTTCTAGAAAGTCGCCGATCAGGTGGACAACAGTCTTGTTGTTGGCCGTCTCAGCCCAGGTGTTGTATAGTGACTGTATCTCCTTTTTGGGTGGTGCGTCATACTTTGATAGGTACTCAACACACCAATTGCCCACAAGGTTACACCAAGGGCTACGGAACATTCCCCCTGGCTTCCACTGCGCTGCGATCCTGCTAAGGACCTGCCGGTCTAAAATCATGCCGGTCAGGACCTTTTTCTCGTCCGCGCCACTACGTTGTTCGATACGCATTACTTCTTCCTACGAGTACATGCCGGGAAATTTGACGTTTTCTGCCTCGGAGATGATTTTCTCGATGTCATTGCCAAGGTTGTCTAGATCACTTCGCTTTTTGTCGTCAACTTCCCAGTTGGTGTCTTCGTACCACTGTACCCACTCCATAGCGACCTTAAGCTTGTCCACAGCACAGTCTCGCCGATGTGCCCTGTCTGTGCGGCCACTCATGTCTGGCGGGAACACAGTTGTTTCTACCTCAACCCACCTAGGGATGTCGGGTAACTGAATGTTTTCCAGTGTGCTGATTGCGTCTTGCAGCATACTGCCTTTGCCGCCGTTCTGGGACGACTCTGGCAGTCTGTCGAACCATTCCTGAAGCTCTTCTTTCAGATCATTCAGCTCGTTGCACGCGTCTTTGATGAGATCGGCGATTGTGCAGACATACATCTTGCTGAACAGTACGGGGTAATCAATAATCCTCGGCAGTTCTTTCACAATCTTGTACTTTACGCGTTCTCCCTTCTTCTCCTTAGGGAGTTTTTCGATGAAGCCTGATCGAGAAAGCACGTCCGGGGCATGCTTACTGTTGTACTTCTTCTTGAGCCCCTGTGCCGTCATTGTCTCCATTTGTTGCCTCCTTCACTCGGCGTTTTTAACCGCCTCAATCAATTGGTCCCATAGTGCGGCATCGCCACACCACTCACTAGCCCACTCATACCCAATTTGCATCCACTCTGGGCAATCTGCCCTCCAGGCATATGGACGCAAATCCCCTCTGAAACCCTGCCGCCTTGCGACATCCCTAAACAGAAGTGTGAAATGGTTTATCACCATAGCCGTAGGTTGGGGCAACACGCGCAGGATGTAATCCCGGAACCGCATCAGCCTTTTCAAGTTGTCAATAGAGCTGTCTTTCAGCCCTACATTGGCAAGCTTGTCCCTCCAAGCCTCGTAAGCCACAAGGCTTGTGTCAATGGCTTGTTCGACTGTTTTCCCAGCACCCTTGGGCCAGTGCCACCCCTTGATTACTAGGGCTAGCTCGTGGGTCTTGGGGTGCATGTTCATCTGGCAACGACGCATCCGGGTTGCCCGCTTACTAGCCTCACCTCTGTTTAGGAAGCCTACCATGTGGTTACTCCAGAAATCGTTTCCGCAGTTCCTTTATCTCACTCTTAGGACTACTGGCCGGGTCTTTGCCAGACAGGCACACCCGGTACGTTTCCCCAACGAACAACGACAAGTAGTCAGTCAACTTCCTTGCCCGTACCTGGGCTTCCCTTGAGTTGTCAAAGCATACAACCCTGATAGGGTACTGCTTCATTCGTTCCAGTTGCTCTGGCGTCCAATTGAGCCCAAGGGTAGCCACACCCCCCGGCCCAATGGCCCAAGCATCGGTAGGTCCTTCTGTAATCACGATAGCGTGCCCAGCCATATCAGCCCCGTACAGCACGGTCTTGAGCGGCATCCGCTCCTGTTCAGGCCGGGCAGATATGTATCGCATTCGACTTTCGCCAATAGCTCTGGTTGTCCACGAAATAGGCTCGTGTCTGTAATGAATAGGTATGTACAGCCGCCAGCTCAGCCTTGCCTGAATGCCTATTCCTCGAACCCCCCACAGGGCTGCAATCTCATCAGGATCGAACCCCCGGTTTGCGAGGTACTTGCGGTGCGCGGGCAGCATGTCAGACACGCCGTCAGGGGGCTGAAATTTGCCCCTGGGCCGCACGACAACCGTCTCTCGTATTGGGGTAGCCTGCCGCAGCAGGGCAACCACTTCTCCACCCGGTCTGCCAGAAAGGACAGCCAGCGTCGCTACCAATGGCTTCGGGCCACATACCCAGCAGTTTAAGTATCCTTGTGCCTTGTTAAGGCCAAGGTGATACTTGTGGCTGTCCCGGCCACAGTCTGGGCAATCCATCTGCACCCACCCTGGACGACAGTGGTGGTGTCCAGATTCCATGTGGGGTATTCCTAACTGCTGTAGTATCTCGACGTATGTCATTTCTTCTTGCTGCCCGCTTTAGCCCTCTTGAGTTGTTCGGTTACTTGCTTCACCAACTGGTCGAAGATGTCAATATCGCCAGTACGCTGCGACACCCCGTCCAGTACGGTAGAGCTGATCTTCTGCTTGGTTTGGATGATCTTGCAGAGCAGCTCTTCGATTGTGCCCCTGGCAACCGGGTACACTATCTCAGTATGCTTCGATTGCCCAATGCGGTGAATGCGGTCTTCTACCTGGGTGTGATTGGCAGGCACCCAATCTAGCTCAACCGTGAGCAGTACTGGGGCAGCCACAATAGTGATACCAGTGCCCGCCGCAATCAGGTTCCCAAAGAACAGCCGCTTGCGTTTGTCGTTCTGGAAGATCTTCACAAGCTTTTGTCTGTGGGACCCCTGTGGCACGTCGCCATCAATGAGCACGGCAATCTTCTTGTACCGCTCGTAAAGCCCGTGCCTAATGATGTCCTTGTGAATGCCGTAGATGGCTAGCTTGTCTTCTGTACCCTCCAGGTAGTTGTCAATCCATTCGATAACCGCAGCCATCTTTGCCTTGGCAGCTATTCGTTTTAGATACCCAAGCTGCGTCATCTTGTCGGCTTTGGTTGCCTTCTTTCCTTTCTCTTGCAACCAGTTCACAAAGTCGTTGGCCACCCGATTGTACTCATCCATAGGGATGTCAATGGGTATGACGGTCCTTCGCTTGGGCGGCAGCTCTGACAGCACATTAGCTTTCAGCCGCCGCAACATCCCTAGCCCCTTCAGTCGGTTGTGCAGCTCGCCTAGGTGGCTTGCCCCTCGGTAATCCCAGCCCCAGGGCAGCTTCACAGCCTTGCAGTACCGCAGGGCAAAGCTGAAGAAGCTTGGGAAGTGCTGTGGCCAGAGCATGTTCAGGGTAGGCCATAGATCGGCTGGTCGGTTTGTGAGTGGCGTGCCGCTGATGGCTATTCGATATGGGGCAGAGTGAACTAGCTTGCGTAGGCTCTTTGTCCGTTTGGCCTGTCGGTTCTTGTAGTTGTGGGCCTCGTCCCAAATGACAACCTTTGGGTTCACTGCCTTTAGGACTTCGGCCCACCCCTTGTAAGTCTTCTTCTTGCCGCCCTCAAGCTTCTTGGTTATGGTGCTTAGAACATCTTGGCTCACAATCAAAATGCTTGGGGTTACGGACATGTCAAGTGGCTTGGCGTTTAGACCAGACAGTACAGCAGTTCGCAGCCCAAACTTTTCTTTAGCCTCCTCCTTCCAGTGATGAGTAAGATGTGCTGGCGCAGATATTATCGCAGGCCGCTGCTCCGGGTGTTTCTTTAGCCAAGCAAGAACCTGGATGGTCTTGCCCAAGCCCATCTCGTCTGCCAACAGAAGGACACCTCCAAAGTGGTCAATTGCTCTGACCCCTTTGGCCTGAAAGTGTGCAAGTTCTACCACAGCTACTTCCCTAGTTGCAGAATGGACGCCCGGCAGCTTTCATTGGTTGCCGGGCGTCGTTCGATGATGATTTCGATCTTCTTTTTGTCTTCTTTTGTTGTGCCAGTGATCCGCTCAACTGTGCAGGAGATGCCTTCAACGCATTCGTGTTTTTCGACGTCGATATCAGCCACCACGAATTCGTTTGTGTCCCTTTCCACACGGATCTTCATGCAGTCGTCTGGGCGGATCATTCCGAACATTTTGGTCTCCTACTGTAACGCCAAAGCCAGATCGGCAAAGGCTTGTTTGATTCGCTTTGGTTCCCACCCCATCTCGTTCATCAGCAAGTTACGTATTGCAACCCGCAGGCTGGCCAAACACCCTCCACTAGGCTGTATGAAGGATGGTGGATCAATAGCCAAGGCAGCCACAACCTGGGCATCTGGTGACAGCTCGTTCTTCATCTCTTCCCAAGAACGTCGCGGCCTTGCCTCCTGTTCCCCAATTTCCTCCAGTACGTTGTACTCGCGTTTTGGCAGCCGCTGTTGATCTATCATGATGCTTCTCAGTTTGGTAGTGAAAAATGAACTGAAGCTACACTTACGCGATCTGTCGAATCTGTCATAGGCGTACATGAATGCGTCGTGCACCGCACTTACTACAACACCTTCTTCTACTCCCCTAGCAATGGTGTTGGCCATCCATGGCTTCAACCAATGCTCATTCTCGATAAAGGTCTCTTCCGCAGCAAGACGATTCAAGATTCGTCTTCGTCCCTGAATACGCATCTCCTCTTCCTCCGCTTGTCCACAAACAGTTCGTCTACCCCTACCCCTAGAACCCTAGCCAACCTATCCAGCATTTCTGGTTGGATCCATAATCTGCCTTTTTCCCAAGCGCTTATCTGCTGCTGGCTTACCCCTGCCTTCTTAGCCAACAGAGCTTGACTCCACTCTTTCTTCACCCGGTAGTAACGAAGTGTGTGGGCAAATGATTCCCTTGTTGTTTTCTGTTTGAGTGGCCTGGGCATTTTTGTCTTCCGTCAGTAATCGGTCCAGTTGGGCTGCCATGCGGAAGTAGTATTCCGCACACCTTGTTTCTTCACTGGTGTGGCGGCGACAAAAACGCTTCTTGCACTCATTGTCTCGCCTCTGCCCCGCCACACCTAGTAAGTACACTGCCTTTGAAATGATCCGTTGCTGTCGTGCCGTCAAGTGCCCCATCGGTTCCCCTTAATGGTATCCCCAGGTCTTGCCCCCGTCGTGACTGTGCAGGCCCCCCATAACAGCGTTTTGGTTGGCTTTCATGCCCGACATGGCCTCAGCTGTAGCAAGGGCCTGTTGCAAGGCGAATGATCCTGCAACTGTGAGCAGCCGGAAGGCGCAAGCGTCGTTCACTCCATTACGCTCTGCCTCTTGCCAGTTTTCGAACACGATGCCACCATTGGCATCGATCCGTATTGTTACCGTGCCACCCTGGAGTGCCTGCTCCAGTTTGGCAATGGTTTCTTGGATCTCCCGTTCACGATCAGCCGCAGTTTGTCCCTGTCGTATTTTGCTTTCGCAAGCCATTGGAAAGCTCCTTAAACATCAATACGGCCATTGGGCCACACGATATAGACACGCACACTACGAACCTTGTGGGCGTATCGTATGGTGGCCCAAGTGCCTGACCGCAGTTCTGATTTCATGAGCCTCGGGGTAGCTATGAGTGCTTGCCCCGCATGAACCAGATCTTTATTCCTCTCGAGGGGTGGCTTAGGTTCGTGGACCAGTACCGCCCCGTCACAATATGCCCGCTGGTACTCAATGTTACAGGGATGTAAAACCCTGGGGACGCCTAGGGCGATGCAAATTCTGTGAAAATTTTCATCTGACCCCAGGCAATCCCCATGGTGGGCCTCGGAAGGCTTCAATTGCTGCATGAGCGTCATGACAGCCTTCCGTTGTGGGATGGTCATACCATTACGGGTTCCGGTAAATGAAACGACCATTGTAGTGCCCTTTCAACGCTGGCAATGTGTTGCTTGCCCCTGTCGGACGTATCAATTTTTTTCGCTCGGCGGGCCAGCTGGCCCGCCGAGACGCAACCGCAGCAAGCAGGAGTCGATGAAATCACCGTCGCCGTCAAGTCCGAAGTCGGACATTCACAACAACAATAGGATCAGGAGGATTGAGAGCATGTTCCCCCCACTTCCAGCGTCTGAACCGGCGGCAACGGCGGCAACCAGGCGGTGACGATAGCAACGTGGGTTGGCATGTCCACGCAGCGCCGTGCGGCATTCAACGCCTCTTCCGGCGCCTCCCAGTCTCCGCACGGGAACGATATGACTTCGCCGCCCACACCATAGACCACTGCTAGCTGCACCTTCACCGCCCCTTCCGGCGGCTGCTTGGCGAGACCGGCGCGGGCCAGGG